GCGTCCTGCCTTGGTGGGGTGTTGCTGGAGTTAATTAAACACAATGTTTAATGTTGTGTCAACATTATGAGTAATTATACATAAACAAAAAGTTTATAACGAGGGGTGGGTTAGTGCAGGGAGTATGTTTATGGGTCTATTTTTTGGTTATAAAAACATCTGTGAGGGCTAATGGTATGGGTATGAGGATGAGTTTTTCGCGGAGATGCACCCGCAGATAGCGCAGGTTATTGGGATAGCGGTTATGCAGTTGTTGGTTGAAAAGCGCGAGCCGTCAAGAGAAGCTCTGATAGAGATTATTCAGGTGCTATGACAGGAGGACCAGGTGGATCTGGCTGTGGAGTTGGCGCTTGATGTGCTGATGCTGCCGAAAGAGTAGGGCAATAAAAACCCGGCGCGGTGGCCGGGAAGGGTCAAAGGATGCTTGCAAGATATCTTAATTGCTTCTGATATCGTGTAACGGATTGGTTTACTTGCAATCGCTTCCCTTCACTTACTGTATGGAATCTACCAACCTTGAGCTGAGAAATTGGTATACCTTCGGCACCACTTATTTGCCCACTGGAAACAAAATCATCGGTGACAACAAACGCTTTACTCACGTCTTGATCGGCAAAAAGATGATTGTATTTTTCAGCGATTTTAACGGCACGTTCAATGTACATTTGAGAGGCTTTACCAGGGGTTGAGGAAAGCCGACTTTTCGATCCAGCCATCGTCATCACAATGGCTGCAACCTTTGGCGAAGATAACCCCCCGGCGCGGTCGTTCCACATTTGAAAGTCTTTATCTGTTCTTGAGAGCATATCAAGAGTCAGATTAAGAGATTCAATAGAATGCTCATCCACTCGAACAGGGATGATTAATGCCTCAGCCGCGCACCAAGCCAAATGCGTTCCCCCTGCATAGAACGGACTTGTGTCCATGAGAAGGATTTCACATTTTTTTTCAATAGCTTCTTCCTTCATGATTGAATGTAGAGAAGTAAGAAGAGTGGAGACAGCTTTTGGCTCACCTCTTGATAAGGCTACCTGAAGTTGTTGATACATGCTCGATGGGAAAGCGAAAAGCTCTGGATCTCCCGGGATTGCATAACAAGCCTTTCCACCCTTGAAATCTTCAATGTAATTACTTACACGATATGAGATATCGTCAGGTTTGTCGCCAAATGCAGGGCCTAGCATCTTAGGAGTTAAGGCATCAGCAATAGTAACTTTTGGGTTCGCACCTTTCAATATCGTTTCGGTCAAGTTGCATTGGGGGCACAGGTCGGCGACAAGTACTGAATTAACGCGAGAAATTTCGTACGCCAGGTTGAAGGTCATTGTTGATTTCCCAACGCCTCCCCTTAAGTTAGATACAGCATAGCTCTTAAAGCGAGGGCCTCCAGTTGCAATATAGCCATCCTCCACAACCTGCGCATAGCGGCTAAGAACATCATCTACCAAACTTGACATAATCATCTCCTCATTTCGACACCATTCATTAAATCACCACAAAGCTGCAGGATCAATAAAAAAGTGCAGGTTTTAAAATTAAGTGCAGGTTTTGATAATATGTGCAGGAGTTGTTGTGATCTGCAGGTGTTAAAGAAAAGTGCAGATTTTGTTGTATAGGGCAGGGTTTAAATTTATATGCAGGAGGAGTTATAAAGTGCAGGCACTGGAAAATTTTAATTAATAAAAAAGGCCGCATTTCTGCGACCTCTCTCTACCCACCGATTACTTACCCATGCTTCCTGTACGTCTGCGGCATTACCAAAAAACATCGAACTACCGGTCTGGCTTACTCAAAGTCATCCCGCCCACTCCTTCGCTTGAAGAAAATTTTGTCCAGCCTGAGGACTATCCCAACCAACCCGATAATCAGCAAAGTAATAAGTATGGGGATAACTAAGTCAGACATGCTTCCTCTGCATTGTTTAAATCTTATTTAGGCGGAGCATCAGAGGACTGGCTGTCTAGCCATTCTGCAAGTTTCTTTAAAATCTGCACTCATGTTGGATCTGCCTTATGTACCTGGAGTCGCATAGCCACCCAGAATGAACCACGCCAGAAAAGCGACTGCAATGATGAACACGCTCGCCGGAAATGCTATACCAATTCTCATAAGACCGCCCTTAACTGTCACTCGCCATCACCCTTAATCCGCCGCCCCATGTACTTGGCATACAACTCATCGAGCTCTTTGAGCCGCAGAGATACGATCCGCAGCATGTTCTGTCGCTCTTCTTCGTTGGGGAGTTGGTTATAGAGTTCCAGCAACCGCTTCTCGTCCGGGCGTAAACCATCATTTGCATCGACGTCCTGACCTAAAACCCACTCAAGGCTTACGCCAAGAGCATCAGCGAGCTTTATGGCAGAGCTCTTTCCGATCGCTCCCCGCACAAACCAGTTGTTAACCGATTGCGAACTTACACCACAAATTCTCGCTATATCCGCTTTGGATATGCGCTTCATCTCAATTATTTCATTGAGCCTTTGGACCTGTGGGTTGTCGGACTGGTGCGTATTTTTTCTCATATATCACGATTTTAAACTAAATGTTTACCATCTCAACATTCATAAAGTTGACTTTAAAATAAACATAATGTTTAATTCTCTCTGTAACTTTAACGGAGTGGTTTATGAACGCATTAGAAAAAGCCATACAGATCGCTGGTGACGCAACGAAGCTAGCAGAAAAACTGGACGTCTCATCTATGACTATTAGCCATTGGAAGCATCGCCATGGGGGAGCCGTTCCTCAGTCTCGGGTTTTCCAAATCTTCCGGGTAACCGGCGTTACTCCGCATGAACTTCGCCCAGACCTTTACCCAAATCCAAACGACGGTTTGTCTTCACAAAATCTGGCGGGATGACCATGCAAACACTTTCCTTTCAACAAAATACCGGATTCAACCCCGGCGCTCTGATAAAGCGAAATCAGGCGAAAGTGGCAGATCACGACGGCATTCGTTCTGCCGTTCGCGCCTGGGCCGCTGCTGAAGGTCAGGATGTTGTTTCGGCATACATCATCGATGAGTGGCGCCAGCAGGGCGGGGAAGAAATTGAATTTCCCGCGGACATCAGCCGCGCCCGCCAGAAGCTTTTCCGTTACCTGGATAACGAGGTCGATTCTGAAAAGTATCGCGCGAATGTGCGTCTTCTGACGCCAGCCATCATGGCCGTCCTCCCGTTGGAATTTCGCCACCGCCTGTTGCCTGAAGACAATTTCATGTCCCGACTGGCACGGCTGGAGAAAGAGACCAGCGAAGCGAAGGTTGCCGTTGCCATGGGAGCTCCACGTCATCAAAAGCTGAAAGAACTGAGCGAGGGAATTGTCGAGATGTTCCGGGTTGACCCAGAACTAACGGCGCCACTGATGGCCATCGTCACTTCAATGCTGGGGGTTTTGTAATGTCGGGTATCAAAAAGGCGAAAGCCGCGGTGCTGTAACACCAACGGCTTTCAGGTGCAAAAACGAAGAGGTAATTGCGAGGTAAGTATGTCAGGAACAAAGACTGAGGTAAACGCCCAAGCGACCCATAAATGCTACTTTTGCGGAGCGAGCAATATTGAGGTTGCAGGCGTTCTCATTGCCGGCCCCGGCGTATCCATCTGTCAAAAATGTGTCTTTCAGTGGGTTGATATTGTCTTTCAACACGCAGAAAAGACCGATAAACCAACGTCATAAGTTCAGGGGTATCTATGCGTGACTATGCAACAGTCGCACCGCAATTCTGGCTGGGGAAAACAGGTCGGGAACTGCGGAAAAAAGGCGCTGAAGCGCAGGTGGTCTCGTTTTATCTCATGACCTCGCCACACGCAAACATGCTCGGTTTGTATTACCTGCCAATTCTCTATATCGCCCATGAAACAGGGCTGGGCTTAGAAGGGGCTTCGAAGGGGCTTAAAAGCACCATCGAAGCGGGGTTTTGTAGCTATGACGAGGACACAGAGATGGTCTGGGTGCATGAAATGGCCGCCTACCAGGTAGGCAAGGCATTAAAGCCAGGTGATAACCGTTGTGCGGGGGTCAGGAGTGAGTATGCATCACTTACAGAAAACCCTTTTCTTTCATTATTTTACGAGCGTTATAAGGATGATTTTCATCTGAATGTCAAACGCGAATCGTGCCCAACGCCAGAAGGGGCTTCGAAGGGGCTTCGAAGCCAAGATCAGGAACAGGAACAGGATCAGGAACAAGAACAAGATAAAGATCTTTCGGGGCATGGCTCCGCCACCCCCCCAGATGGTGGATCCTCCGATGAAGCTCCATCTGAAAAGCCGAAAAGCAGTTACCCGGAGGAATTTGAACTGGCCTGGAGGGAATACCCAAAGCGCGCAGGAGGCAATAGCAAGGTCGATGCGTTCAAAGCCTGGACTGCTCGAATTAAATCAGGCGCAACAGCGCAGGAGCTTACCGATGGTGTTCGACGATATGCGGATTACGTCACTGCTGCCGGAAAACTCAACACTGAGTACGTGAAACAAGCGTCCACGTTTTTCGGTCCCTCAAAGCACTACGAGGAGTTGTGGAGCTTCGAAGTACCAACCGGTAAACGGGATCCGAACTCAATATCCCAGCCAGATAAATTAATTCCGAGTGGGTTCAGGGGGTAGTGATGAAAAATATGATTGGTACTGGTAGTGCGCTGGAGCGGCTGAAAAAACTCATCCCTCCGGGTGTAGAGCCTAAGTTTGCCAGTGTAGAGGAGTGGAGAACCTGGCAGGCCGAGGAAGGGCGCAAACGCTGCGAAGAACTGGAAAAACAAAACCAGCGTACCCGTGCTGAAAAAATATTCGGACGAGCGGGAATTCAAGATCTGCATCGGAGTTGCACGTTCGCAAATTACCAGGTGGCAGGAGATGGTCAGCGCCGGGCGCTCACGATGGCGAAAAGTTACGCACAGAACTTCGGTTCAGGGTTCGCCAGTTTCGTATTCAGCGGAGCGCCGGGAACCGGGAAAAACCATCTGGCGGCCGCAATCGGAAATCACCTGCTGGCTGGTGGTCGCTCTGTGCTGGTGGTGACTATTCCTGACCTGATGCTACGTGTTCGCGAGTGCTACGACGACGGGCAGTCAGAGGCTTCGCTTCTGGACGACCTTTGCCGGGTAGATCTGCTCATCCTGGACGAAGTAGGCATTCAGCGCGGCAGCAGCGGCGAAAAGGTCATTCTGAACCAGGTTATCGATCGCCGCCTGTCGTCGATGCGTCCGGTCGGCATCCTGACGAACCTGAACTACGAATCTCTGACGGACACCCTCGGCGCGCGCATTCTCGACCGTCTCCAGATGGACGGCGGCATGTGGGTGAACTTCGACTGGGATAGTTATCGCAAAAACGTCCGCCATCTGCGCGTCGTTAAGTGAGGAAAACATGGCTAGAGCATTTTCTGCTGTTGAGCGCCGGGAGTATGTCCGCGCAGTGATTCGGATCACCAGGCATCAGGGGCGCCTTACGACCACCGAGGCAATGAAAAAACTGGGGCTGAGCCGCGCTACTGTCCAGCGGTATTTTTCCGAAGCAGAAGCGACTGGCGAGGTTGTCCGGCATGGTCGTTTGGGGCTGTTCCGCGATCAGCGGGCTGTCATCGACTTTGACATGAAGCGTTTTGGCCTGGTGCCGAAAGTTGCTGTTGGGATGAATTACAGCCTGCTTGGCAGTCCTGTTTTTCAGCGAGTTTTAGATGTTCAGGAGGCTATTCATGGCTAAGAATTCAATCGATGTATACGGTGCCAGCGGCAAAACAAACGTGCTCAATTTCGAGCCTGAAAACCTGCACCTGGTCACCGATAAGACCCACCCACTTTACGATGAGCGTGTACACCTGCCTATCGAGGAAGGGATGGTACTGAACATTGCGGAGCTGGGTGTACTGGAGCCGATCATCGTCTGGAAAGACCCTGAAACGGTGCTCACCTGCGTAGTTGTTGGCCGTCAGCGCGTTAAACATACCCTGGAGGCAAATAAACTCCGTCTGAAAGAAGGCAAAGACCCACTGCTTGTACCTGGAGTCGTTAAGCGCGGATCAGCAAATCAGATGGCTAAATACATGGTCAGCGAAAACGAAATTCGCCGACCTGATACACCGCTTGGCCGGGCTAAAAAAATGTCAGATGCGCTCGACCGCGGGCTCGATGAGGACGACATTGCGGTGTTGTTTGGCTGCAGCGTTCAGACCGTTCGAGCAACGCTCTCCCTCCTCGATGCTACTCAGGCCGTCAGGGAAGCGGTGGAGGCTGGCACAGTCACCGTTACCCAGGCGCGTCAGCTGGCATCGCTTAAACCAGAAGAGCAGCGGGAGAAGGTCTCTGAAATCGAAGCGGCGACAGCTGGTACCACCGGCCACGAAAAAGCCCGTCGGCAGCGCCAGATTCTCGGTGATGCAAAGCCTCGCCTGAAAACCCGCAAAGAAATCACAAAAGCCCTGGAATCTGCCGAGGGTGAGTATGCGAGCGCACTCCGTTGGGTGCTTGGGGAGGCCGTATGACAATTATCAAAACCCATACCGGCACCGTGATCACTAAAGACGGTCCGCAGGTAAAAAAACTGCACCAGACAGTGCGGATGTGGGTCGTCGGCAAAAACGAGTTTTACCACAAAGGAACCGGGCGCCGTCACTTTGCAGAAAATACGCGCCGCCGGCTGCTGCTCGACACCATCAAGCCTATCGGGGTGAAGCATGTTTAAACAGAACGAAAAGGCTATTTCACAGATTGCGGAATATATCCCGCGTGCCTGCCGGGGTATGCAGCTGCAGGAAGCCAAAGCGCGCCTGGAGAAAAAAATGCGCACTATATCGATGATGGCTGTGATGCTGCCGTACTTAATGCGGCCTTTGCGCCAGCTCTTAACAGCCATACGAGAGAGTCTTTTTTTTCGTGCATCGCAGAGCAGCTGCATGAGGGGGCTGACAAATGATAACCGGGACTACTAACTATGACGATGTGACAGAAGTCCGCTGCAATTTGTGCGGCGGTTATTACAAAGCCGACGATCCGGAAAGTCACGAATGTGAGGATGCAGCATGACTGATATCACCGAACTGGCGCAGAGAGCCAGAATCAACGCTGAATGCGGTGAGCATCTTTCCCCGGCGGAGACCATGGAGCTGGTAGAGGCACTGGAATCAGAGAAACGTATTTGCGCAACGTGGAGAAAAACAGCTAAGTCGACCGGTGAAAAGCTGGAGAAGGCGCAGACCATCAACGCAGCAGCCGAAAAACTGGTCCGCTGCAAAGGTCGCTATCACAGCGAGCAGAACTATCGAGCGCTGGCGGCGCTGTTTGGCGTGAACACTCCAGATCTGCCGCCGCTGGAGCATGAAAACGTCCATTATGCCGATACTGCAGAGATGGAGATTGAAGCACTGCGCCAGCGCATCGCCGAGCTGGAGCGCGAACAGGAGCATCTTCGACCAGTCGGTGTAATGAGCGAGAAAGCATTTCACCGTCTTGAAAACAGCGAATGTCGCTTTATTGCGTTGTGGCCGCGCCCTGGTATCTTTTTGCCGCGCAAACGCCCCGAGGACGGCGTGCTCGTTTATGTGCGTACAGCTGCCGCCGCTGGCTTCAAGATGGAGGATGAGTGATGGCTATAGAAAACCCGAGTTCATGCCCGCACTGCGACGGTGAGAATGGATTCCACACGAAAGAGGTTGTGGATTTCGAGCGGTTTTATGCTTGGGATGGTTCATTCCTTGAGGGGCAGCACACCAGCGGCATTCGCGGCGGGAAAGCATTCTACTGCTGCGACTGCGGTCGGAATATAACATCGCGCATCAATAAGCCAGGAGCCAAGCAATGACCAGCAAATTAACCAGAGAGCGCCTGCAGGAAATCGCCGAAGATGGATTCCTGAAGCATGGCGAAAGCAAAGAGTTGGCCCGTATGGCGCTGGCCACAATGGACAGCGATCCGGTGGGATGGACTGACGAGCAAGAGCTGCGTGACGTTGAAAAAGATGGCTGCGGGTATCTCTTTAAAGCCAATCCGATCACGCTGCACGCTGATCCTCGCCGTGTCATTCTGCTCTATCGCCACGCGCAGCCAGCGCCGGTAGTGCCGGAAGAGGCTACTCCGGACAGTATCGAGATTCTTGCCAGCGCCAGGCGTCGTGACCACGCTGTATTTCAGTGGGATGAAGACCAGCGAAATGCGGCCGCTGATTCCTGGAACGCCTTCCGCGCCGCCATGCGGCAGGAATTAAAAAAAAGTGCAGGAACTGAAGCGATCTGCAGGAGTGACGAAAATGTGCAGGTGCTGCACACCAAATCTCCGGCGCAATCCGATTGCTGCCCGGCGCAAAACCAAGGATGGATTCCGGTAAGCGAGCGGATGCCGGAGGATGAGCAGGAGGTGCTCACCATAAACAAAATGGGCCATCGCTTTGTATCATTCTTCGATAAGCACTCAGGGCTGTTTTTCGACAGGCTTGATGCGCCAGCAGCATGCTGCATAGAGCACGTGCTGGTAACTCACTGGATGCCGCTGCCGGCCGCCCCGCAGGAGGTGAGGTGATGGCCTCTTCCCTGGAATATGCCTGCAAACGCCTGCAGGAACTGGAAAGCCTGTTGCTGGTGGATGTGCCTGAAAAAAGGTATTGCAACATGATAAAACCCGCTTTGGCGGGTTTTTTATTATGGAAAAACATCAATCTAAACATAAGCATGGTGTTGGCAAAAAGTGCTGCAGAGGGGGTGAACATTTCATGCAACCGGTATACTGTTTATTTGTACAGTATTCATGTGAGGTGCTAACCATGAAAGTTGAAGTCACAATTGATAAACATAAAAAACTCCCTGATGGCGCCATACCTGCGCTTGAGCAAGAATTGCTGCGCCGCTTGTCCCAGTCTTATGATGACTGCAAATTAACCATTCGACGCACAAGCAACGATGGCCTTAGCGTTTTGGGCGGAGCTGATGGCGATAAAAAACGCGTTGAGCAAATTCTGCAAGAGACGTGGGAAAGCGCGGACGACTGGTTTTACTGATTCACCTTTTGGTGGCTGGCATTTCCCAAAGCATCGCAATAAGCGTGTCCCTTTGATGCTGTCACCGGACTTTTTTTTGCGTCTGTATGTCGCTCAGGGGGTAGTGTGAGTGATGGTATTGAGGTTCCTACTAATCATTCCTGGTACGATGTTGTCAGGAGATCAGATGGCGCCATTATTTGTAGCTTCCCGGCCGAAGGAAGGCATCTGATTTACAGGGTTAATGGCATAATTTCAATGCGACCTTTATTGCCCGAAGAAGAAGTTTTTACTCTAAACGGATTTATGAAATTTGCGGAACGACTTGGCTACCGAGTTCTCCCACCTTCTGATAATATGAAATCAACGGCCTGAACAACCGTTACCTACTGCGCCACGGAGAGAAGCCATGGCGCAATTGCACTTAATAAAACAATCTCAAGGTATCCTGATCCCCGCGACGCCGGAGACCAGTGATTTTCTGCAATCAAAATGCAAGCTCGGATCCGTTCTGGAAGCCGATTATAAGCTTGTCCGCAATCCGGCGTTTCACCGCCGTTACTTTGCTTTACTCAATCTCGGCTTTGAATATTGGGAACCTACCGGCGGGGCGATTTCGTCTAACGAGCGCAGGCTTATCACAGGTTACGCCAAATACCTTGCTGCATATGGCGGGAGTGAATCGGCGTTGCTTGATGCCGCCGGGCAATATCTCGACCGGATAGCTGAGAAGCGATCCGGCTATATCAGTATTTGCAAATCCTTCGATGCTTACCGGGCGTGGGTCATCGTTGAAGCCGGCCACTATGACGCCATACAGCTGCCGGACGGCACGCTGAAAAAACACCCTCGCAGCATTTCTTTCGCAAGCATGGACGAATGCGAGTTCCAGGAACTGTACAAAGCATCGCTGGATGTTCTCTGGCGGTGGATCCTCTCTCGTTCATTCAACAGCCTGCAGGAAGCTGAGAACGCCGCCAACCAGCTTTTAAGCTTCGCGGGGTGATGCCGATGAAACACTCATGGTTTCACCATCTCGAATGCACAACGCAGCAGGCCGACGAATTGGTAGCGAGATATCGTCAGCGGGGCGTAAAGGTCGAACGAAGCTTAAACCCTGACTTTATGACATGGACCGTCAGCGCGCAGCTGGTGAAGGACAAAAATCCGCCTCGGCCAGACTCTCGCTGGCGCAACAGGATGTGGGGGTGAGTATGGCGAACCTTCGCAAAGCGGCACGAGGTCGCGAATGTACAGTGCGGATCACTGGTTACTGCAACGGCAACCCGGAAACCAGCGTGTTGGCGCATTACCGCCTGGCGGGTACGTGCGGCACAGGATGCAAGCCTGACGATACTCAGGCGGCGATCGCCTGCAACGGGTGCCATGACGTAATCGACGGCAGAACCAAAACCACCGATTTCACCTACGACGAATTGCGCCTGATGCACGCAGAGGGGGTAATGCGCACCCTGGAAATCTGGCGGAAAGAGGGACTCATCAAATCATGAAAATCTACGATATCACGCCCATCGGCAAACCCAGGATGACCAGAGCTGATAAGTGGAAGCAGCGTCCGGAAGTAATGCGCTACCGGGCATTCTGCGATGAGGTCCGTCTGAAGAACGTTGCTATGCCGGAGCAGGGCGGACACATAACCTTCGTGGTTCCCATGCCAAAGAGCTGGAGCCAGAAGAAGCGAGTAACGATGAACGGACAGGCACACCAGCAGAAACCAGACGCCGATAACATGATCAAAGCGCTGATGGATGCTCTGTTTACTGATGACGCACATATCTGGGACTTTCGTGTAACAAAAGTCTGGGGTGAATCCGGACAAATTTTAATTTCTGATATCGGAGAAGTGGCCGCATGAAACTGGAAGCATCGTTAAAGCATTTCAGCCCGCAGGGGATGCATATCAGCGACGACGTGAAAAGCACATCGCCGAATCGACTGACCGGAACAGATGTTATGGCGGCCATCGGTACCACCAGCAGTCGTGCGCGCTTCGGCCTTGCCGCTTTCCTCGGAAA